AACGGCACCCACATCCTGATTAAACTGGGAACAAACGACAGGGGAATGGCGACTGGGCCTGGTTACATGGCTGGCGCGCAGGGAACGTTCGTCAACCTCAACGTCATTGTTAACTCTCTCCGGACTACCTACCCCGGTGTGCGGCTCATCCTCATCGCGCCGCCGTATGCACCGACTGACAGCGCGTATGGTTCCAGCGACGAGATAGCTCGCGCAGTTCGACGGGCGGCTAGGGTTCTGGAGTGTGATTTTATCGATCTGTACTCTCCAACACTGGAGCTGCAGGGTGAGACCTGGCTGAGTGATGGATTGCATCCTAATGACTATGGCTACCGCACCATGTTTAAAGCTGTTCAGGCTGCAATTGTGTCTGCCGGCAGTAAATAAATTATGAAGATAAATCTCTCGAAGTAAAAAGGTTCCCCCCGACTCAAATCGGGGGGATTTCACTACTCAGCAAGGGACGAATATCATGGAAGCGCCCATGGACTGATAGCTAGTCTACCAGTTTCTGGAGAGCAGTAAGCCGATCGATTATCAGTGAGGAAATACGCGCAGGCCCCGTGTCCGCATTGAGGTGGATACGGGAAGGGTTGGTGTCACCTTCCGTCATCAGGAAGTTGTTGCTGTTAAACTTCGTCCATCCGCAATCGGCGTTCAGGTCAATCAATGGGAAACCGTATCGTAATGCCACGGCGCGTATCGCCGCCGCATAGTCAGAAACCCGCCCATAGCCATTTGTTTCACCGTCAACCCAGGCTGAATACCGTGGAGAATCATAGTCACCATTAAATGGAGTGCACCAGAAGATCGGTTTTGTTGGCGCGCGTGCACGCAACTTCTGAGCGATGATGTTCAGCGCACCGTAAACAGTTGTGTTCACTGTGTCGGTGATACTTCCAATCGGAATATTTTGCGCCCAGTCATTAGTCCCCCAGGGGCCGCAAATCCAGGCATCCGATGACGTATTGAGTGCATTGATTCGAACGTCATCACACATGCTGATTTGCGTTGACGCGCTGTCAGGCTTGGCAATTTTCGAACCTCCTACACCATGATTCAGGAATGAACATCCCAGCTCTGCAGCGACAAGGGGTTGCCAGCGATTATATGCAACGTTACTGTCTCCCATCACGTCAATAACTTTTCCAGACCATTTTGACTTTATATTAGCCTCGACCATTTCCAGTCTGTCTTTAATGCTGGATGTTCCAATCATTTGAAATTTTTCGACTGAAATCGGTACGGCAGTACGACTGGTAATACCTATTTTTCTCGTTCCCACAGGCACCGTTAGTTCATACCGTTCCAGATTAACTACACTTGAATTTCCATCATACTCCTTCCCAATAACTTCATCGTTCTCATCGTAATAAATAGCGAGAGAGACGCCTGAGCCATTAACCCTTGCAGTAACTCGCCATCTTTCTCCTGCCTCGTGTTGTAAAAAAACGACTTCAGAAACTGACTGCTCAACCAGTAATCCTGTATTACGACTGATGTAGTAGCCGGTCAAAACATCTACCGGGTAATCGGCAAAATCCAGTGGCATTAAAGATTCAAGTTTTGATACACGCTCTTCTAAACTCATATGTTTTCCCTTTCATTTCTCTACAAAAAAATACTGTTTAAATATACAGTACTATCATTCGTAGTGCAGATCAACAACAGACTGTTTAAAGCAGCTTTAGTACAGATGAAACAATTGGCAAGCCGCCACCCGTCGCCGGGTCGGGATGGATGCCATCAGCATTGAACCAGTTGCGCGGTGACGTTGACGCATAGTCTGAAGGTTTATCGCCATAGTCAATCTGGAGGTCATGATAGGCAACCCTGTTCAGTGCACAGATATCCCTGACAACAGACGCATAAGCCGCCATTGCCACATTGTTATTCCTCTGGTTTTCACAGGGCATGAGCACCAGGACATCAGCCAACGGACAGGCAGTGCGAACCGCTGTGATTATCGTCTGAATATCGGCAGCAAACGCGGATGGATCACGGGATGATGTCTGGTCATTGGTCCCATGCAGAATGGTCACCAGATTGGGGGCCAGCGCGGTGAATGCTGCTTTCCATGTTGCGCTGGTAACCTGCGCCGCCCATTGTTGAGCAGAACTCCCCGTCGCACCCAGCTTGTGAGACCGGACACCATCTGTCGCGGTCTGCACATCCAGACCGTACAGCTCAACGGTTCCTGATACCGGACTGAACCAGATATTGAAAGCTGTTGCCGGTACCGTGAGGCTGACGACCGCAAGGTCAGTGAACGTGCTCAGGTCGATAGTTGTCCAGTTAACTCCACCATCTGTGCTGTATTTAACACTCCCCTGCGGTTTAGCAAAAAGGCGGACTGACGATGCATTTGCCGGTATACCGTTCGCCCTGAAAGTAGCGGTGGTATCAGAAGACGAGACGCTACAAATATCTGCGCTCTGTGCTGCCGCATATGTCGGAGTCCATGTTCCTGTTTTGGTCAAAGTTATCTGACCAAGTATATTGCCGTTGTACTGCCCGAAACCCGCCTCAGACGGATAGCCAAAGCCGATATATCCAATACCAGCACTTCCGTAGTCAGCCTGCATTTTCCCGGCAAATATACCACTCCAGCGGTTCCACAGGTGGGTCCAGCTATCGCCAATGTGCGCTGTTACCAGTGTTGCTGACTGAGACAGTTTCCGGTTCATCAGGCGCTTATGCGTCTCCCTGAGTGAATCCTGATTCAGCGTGAACGTTCTGGAGGTGGTGAAGTCTGCATCCTGCCGGTACGTATCATCGCTCAGTACAGGTGAGCCGTTACCGACAAACAAACCCCGCGATACGACATACACCCCGGCAGCCCCTACCGTTTGCCCGTTCATTAAGCGGATTTGCAGATATCCGGCCGTATCCACAATTTCCTGCGTAATGGCAATTGTCCTGACCAGCGTCTGATACTGCTGCGACGGAAACTGAAATGGCTGCGAGGAAGAGTTGCTGATAACGGTGCCGCCTGCCGTCCGGAAATATGCTGCGAGATTAATAGCCTGAGATGAAATAACTCCCAGGGCTACTGTCAGTGAATCTCCGGCACGCAGTCCAAGCCGCTTTGCTGAAATGTTAATATCCGTCTGACCACCACCTGCTGGGATAATCAGGGATTTTTTCCTAAGAAACGGGCTGCCAGAATAATCCGCAACATATGCTGGTAGTGAAACCCCTGCAACTTGAGCAGGACCCCAACCATCAATACACGTTTCCCCGCACTCGTAGCGGCGATACCAGGGATCAGGCCACAGGTTAATCTGCTGGCGCTGGTACCCTGAATACTCTGCTGGAAGGCTACCGTAAATAAACTCAGGGCGAGATCGTCCGAAAGCTACACCTATGGCAACCAGCTCCTTGACCATAGCCCCTGATGCGCGAAGCGTAAGGTATGTCGTTGATGCTGGTATTGTCAGCGTGGTACTTCCATCATTAAAGCCGGATGCTGATGCGGCAATAGTTGCCGAAGAAAGTACTCCGGATGCATTACGACAGAAAACCTGAAACGTGCCACCCGTTGATGAGAACCATGCAGCCAGACGGACAGTGATTGTGTCTCCCGGCTTAACCCCCATCGAACTGAGAGAAATAATACGATCAGCACCAACTCCTGACGCGTTTTGGATCCCGGTCTTACCCCATGGTGAATTTGCGCTGTTCTGAATCAATGTTCCAGCGTAACTCATGGCGTCAACCACGCCTGCTGGAAGTCCTTGCTTAGGACGAACGGAAAGCATCTCGCCAAAAGGGTCGTACACGAGGTTATCAGGGGTACCCAATGCCTCCTGGTACGCTTTTGAAGGGAAAGACCTTGTGAATTCAGGAGTAACATCACCAATAGCTGCGGCATAGGCACCGATTTTGAACGCCCCTGACACAGTGTTTTGCACCCGAATTCGTATGGATGATGCGCCAGATGGCACAGCAATGACCACAACCGGCGAAGATATACCAGCAACCAGTGGAGAGGCTTCCCCTGTAGTGATGGTTGCTCCCGCTGAATCAAGCCAATAAATCTGTAACTTGCCTCCAGCGTTCTCGAACCATACCAAAACAGAGAAAGCTAAAGTGTCTCCTGGTTTTACCTGTAGTTTTGACACATCGTAATATTTATCAAACGATGTTACGCCAGAAGCTTGAATAACAGGAGTTGGAAGCGGCAAATTAACATCAGCAGTAGAAAAAGCTGGCGTAGCGCCTTTATACCAATCCCAGCTAGCAAATGTTAACTGTTCTGCAGATTGCTCATTGAAAGCATCAAAAAGGATATTTGATCTCTTTAATGAGTCATAAGATGGCATTTTACGGCCGGTTGCTGTCAACGTTCCGGCATTGTTGATTACCTCAATCGCAAGAGCGCTGTCATCCGGGCTACGGTAATATGTGGTCGATCCTACCGGAATATTAGCGATGTCCGCCTGTGCCGCCGCCAGCGTCGCGTACTGTTTACTGAGCGGGATCAGGTTCTGCCTGACCTCATCGTTTTTCGCCATCATCTGGCGCCACGAATAGAGTGGATCGCCACCACGGTCAGGAACATCAGCGGCTGGCCCATTGACCAGCTTATCCAGACGCTCAGCGTTATCAAGCAGCACAGCGGGAGACGTGCTCCCCAGCTCCGGGTTAAAGGCCATGTTTTTTGCTCCAAAAAAGTCGTTCGCCCAAACGAGGGTTTGAGCGAAAGAAAAGTTGAAAGGGATTTTTTGGTATTAAGCAGCGTCGCCGGGGTATGTGGCGTCGTCGTACTGGTAGAACGATTCGAGGTATTCTTTAGCGGTGACCTGACAGGTTCCGTCAGACTGCGGGGCGATCTCCTCTACAATGGCGTCGTAGACGTGGCGCGTTGAGCCGCAGAACACCAGGCGGATCGGCTCGATGGTTGCCGACGACAGGTCAACCTTCATCGGGTCATCAAACTCGCTCAGGTGCGGGACTGACAGCTGAAAATCACCCACCCTGCTCGCCACCATCAGCCCGGATGCAGAGCCATCCTGATAGCGGATCAGCGCTCGGGGGTTTTCGAAAGACCAGTCCAGCGGCTCCGTAACGGTGAAGGTCGTTACACCGCCAGCCGTTGCCATCGCCTCCACCAGACAGGAAATCGTGTTGTTACCCGGAATATCATCCGTGAGCACAATGCGATCGCCCGTGTTGTAGCACAGCGCGTCCAGCTCGGTAGTGGTCTGGAACGTCACCCGCTGCTGCAGGTATTTCATCAGGCGACGCATCCCGATCTGGTAGGCGTGATCCTGATTCAGTACC